TCCACATTGCTGTACGGCCAATCCATCGAACATAATGATCATTTTGTTCTTCGATAGGACGCCAATACTTTGCGCGGTGGCCATCGTAATCAAAGCCAAGTCCCATCTTTTTAATCGGTGTATACACTTTATTTTTCTTAGCGAATCGACAGAAATCATTCTCAAGTGAATGAGTCATAATAACATCAACTTTACCACAGATTTCGGCAAGATTCGCGTTACGAGCAATTGATGCAGACTTGTGGTCTACATTGATGAATGCTTTTCGAATATTAATTTCATCAAGAAGTTTTAGAAAATTATCTTGACAATCTTGTGGATGGGATTTTGATGGAATAGAATACACAATACAGAGATCGTGTAGATTAATCAATCGAGCCATTTGCTCCCATTCTTTACCGACAGACATTTCTGCCTGTTCGATTTGTAGGCCTTTAGCTCTACCCCATTTCTTATCGTTTGCAGAAAGGATTGTGGCTCCCGTTACTTTTTGCATTTGAATAGCACATTGAGTAACTCCGCAGCCCTCGGTACCACGACCGAGTAGAATGATAGTCTTCATATTTCTCTCCTTACTCGATTATTATACCATAGTCGAGTCTATTTGTAAATATAGTTTATTTATGAATTTTAATTATTGAACGTTGCTCGTTATAACGTCAATAGCTTCTTTCGCAGCATCTGCTTCTTGTTTCTTTTGAGCTTCTACCGCATTGTCGAGTTCTTTAAATGCAACTGTTGCTCTCAGTTTTGAATACAACCCTTCATTAGACATGAGACGAGTTTTGATAACTCTATTTGCTACAGCATCTTTATATTCCAAAAGAACATAAGCACGATATTGAGTGCCGTTTGGAACGATCTTAGATTCTTTAATCGTATAACCAGCAACATCGGCATCGGCAATAATATTACGAGTCACCTGTTCAAACTCATTTTGAACTGTACTATCAAAATCGGTACTACCTAGTTTTGCTTTAAAGATTTTCATCTGTGAACGCAACCGGCTGTTTACTCGATCTGCTAATGTAGTCTTTGCAGAAAGTACTGCAATATCCACAGCTAGTTGTAGATCTGGTGTTTGAGATGTTCCGACAGCATATACTGCATCATCTTCCTTAGGAATAGCGGTATACCATTCAGGCATTTCATCGATTTGCTTTTCGACTTGATCAGCTTGGTATTTAAACATGTGCTGCGACATTGCGATGTCTGGTGGGGTTTTATCACATGCTGCTATAAGACCAACAAGCGGGATTAAAGCTAGTTTTTTCATTCTATACTCCATTAAGTGCTGCGACAATATTATCGCGTATACCTGAACTAACAAACCATGTTAGAATTTGTGGTTGGTAAATGACGAGCGTAATACCACTTATTACGCCAAGTAAATATCTAATCATTTTATAAAAGCTCCTAAGATATTACCAATATTAGTTTGAAAACCAAGATTAATTCTTAAGCCCGTAGCTGGTGTTTCTTCTACAAAAACAGATGAGCTGCTTCTTGGCAGTGATTCTGCCGATCTTGATATAACTCTCTGTATAGCTTTCTTTTCTACGGGTCTATTCTGCACACAACTCATATTTGTTTGTGCTGTCAGAATCTCTGAAGAAACAATTCCGATTGCTTCCTTTTTTGCTTTAATTGTTGCTTGCTCGCATGCATAATTTTCGGTCATATCTGGACCAAAAACATAGTCACCACTTGCGGGATATACTACTCCGTTAATAGTAACATCCATAGTCATCATGCATTTGCGAGTATTTTCTACATATTGAAAAACATTCTTTTTAATGTTCGAAGTTTTTTCGATATGGTGTGTCCAGCTTGTTTGAACCTTCTTTGTGTAATCACAAGGAGATTCAGCTATAGCTGGAGTAGTTATCAAGATCAAAGCTGTTGTTAGTTTTTTCATAATATATCCGTCATTTCAATTTGATAATACTATTATAAACTATTTAAGTAAGAATGTAAACCATTAATTACACTAATTTCAAACTTTTTATCATTTAGTTTTCTATTAAGTGGTGATGGATGTGGGAGAGAGAAGTGCTCGATCTCCATTTTTGTGAATAATTGTTTCACTTCATTGCCTAAAGTTAGAATTTTATTATAATTTTTAGTTATATTTTGTATATATGTTTCATCAATATCAGCCTTTTTGAGAAAAGGGGCGTGGTGTGCACACGCATTACTGAAGCTGTATATCTCCACACCACATGCATCGAGCCAACGATTCAATCGATTGATAGAAGGGTTGCCCTTCCTCGGGCAATATTCTTTCGAGGAAGGGCTATGACCTATTACTAATATTTTCACAATTAATCTTTTTGTTTGAGATTATAGATTCGTTGCTCTTCGGGACTTTCCGCTACAAGTTTTAATTTGTGCTCGTATGCCATATCCATTTCAAGTTTTTTTATTCTATCTTGTAACTCTAGAATTTCAGTAGTTAATCGCCTATTGTTATATTCAACATAGCCCAATCCTTCTTCTTGAAATTTTTGCTTAATCCATTCCTGAGTTGCTGACATTGATAAACTCCCATTTTATGTTTGCTTCGTCAAACATTCCTGAAGTAGTCTTCCATGATTCAATCCATTTGAGTGGAGTTAATCTTTCATACATGACTACACGAGAAATGCCTACTTGAATTATACCCTTTGCACAATCTGAACAAACGGGCAGACCTGTTACATACATAGTAGCACCATCAAGTGATACACCATTGTATGTAGCATTATATATGACATTCATTTCTGCATGAACGACATACTTATATTTGGTTTCACGATCTAAATAATATGCTTCTTTATCGAGTATTCCTCGAGGAAAACCGTTATAGCCCTGAGATAAGACTTGTCCTTTATTACCGACAGCAATAGCTCCAATTTGTGTCGAAGGATCCTTTGACCAAGAAGCAACTTCTTCGGCTAACTTAAGATAACGAAGATCCCATTTATTTAACAAGATGAAAATGCCTTTCGTAAACATGCAAATTCTGAACTTGCCATATGATATTACCTACTTCCATTTCTTTACGATAATCGGCATCAGCCGCTTCACTGAGATAAAAATGATTGTAGTCATCAACAAGCTTTTCTAAAACATAGCGCTGCCAAGCATAGTCATTCTTGTATCCGAACACGACGTCGTTTGAGCGCATTTGGACCACAGCGTCGATTGCGCCATCGCGTAAATAATAAGTGACAGAATTAGTACATATAAAATCGTTTTTACCGTTTTCATTGTACTCCATCCAGATTGAGGGGCGAGTGTACACCATCGATGCACGCCGTGAATCACTGTTATGAAGAAGTTCATCAAGAACTAATCCATATTGATTATGATATTTATCACCAAAAATCAAATGGCCATAGTTTGAGTTTATTTCGCCATGATCATTAGCTGCGTATTGCCATGCTGTTGGAGGATCTCGATTAACAACAGTTGTACTATCCTTGACCAATCCAAATGGATAGATGTCATTAATATTAGTACTCCCGCTAAGATACCAATTAAGTTCAGCATTGATATAATCAACACTAGGCTTACCAAAGATCGCGTTTTCATCGGCGAAGAAGCTCGCACCGATAAGCTCAATAGTCTTTTGTCCAGATCTGTCCACTGTGAAGTTTTCATTTTGTAATTCCTCGATAAAGTATTTACGAATATCACTTACGCTTAGTTGAAGCATTTTTCACTCTTTCTCTCAAATCGCTTGACGAAAATCTATGATCGCGTTTATTAAAATAAAGTTGAATTCCGCGATTGCGGCATTCATCTTTTCCAGTAAAATCTTTTTGACGATATTCTTCGCCAAGAATTCTTACATCAATTGGATACATGTTTATTATATCAATTAAATCGGCTTCTGTACAATAAATAATGACTTCGTCTACATATTTTATTGCAGCCAATTGAGCTTGTCTTTCAACGATACTTTGCACCGGTGAATTCTTTGTTGCACGGTCGAATGTAGGATCTACCTGTAACGCGCAGATCAAATAGTCACATTGAGATTTTGCTTCTCTCAACATAGCTATATGTCCCGCGTGAAGGAGATCAAATGTTGATGCAGTGATACCTACTTTCATACTTTCCATTCCATATTTTCTTCAATAGCATAACGACAACCATGAATGTAGTCTTTATCTTCTTCAGACATAATAGACCAAAATTTAGTAATAGTTTGAATATGTTCTTCGACGACTTCGGGACGTTTGAGATGATAATTCTTTTCCATCCACCCCTGAAGAATATCCATCCTTTGGTTTACTTTATCTCTTACACTCAATGGTTTCTCGTTCCGTCAAACACACAGACAAAGTAACATCCACGAGGGCCGGCGTGTACACGATGGAATACACCGTCTTCGATGAGAACTACATCTCCAGCTCTAACAGAAATTGACTCTTCATCAAGTTCCATTTTACCAGAACCTTGCACAAAATAGTAAACTTCTTCTTGTCCTTTATGCGAATGCCCCGACGTACTTTTCTTAGCATAGAGCTGAGTCGAACTTACAACCAAATTGTTAAGTGTTTTGTTATCGATGACTTTATAGCGGTCGTCTTCTTTTACGACTTCACCGCCGATATCTGAAATACTGAGTCTCATTTCTTTTTCCTATTAAACATATCGTTATTTGGATCTTGGCCATCCATTGTACCACGCATATAAGATACTGCAAAGGAGGCGTAATTAATCAAATCTTTAAAGGTATCTTCGAGTGATTCGTGATTAGGTTCATTGCCAGACTCGAGAAGAGATGCTGCACGCATCATTTTACCGTGCATAATATCGTAAATCGTATCTACACCACGACGATAATGCATAGCTTGCACTACGTTTGATTGCGCAGACTGATAGTCTTGGCCTTTCTTAATCTGCAAGTCGATACATTCTTGTAAGACTTTTACAGATTCACGTTCTTTAACTGATCTCATAATTTCTCCATTTTTTATATTATACCACAGTTGCTGAGTCTTGTAAACCAGCATTATAATCGATTGTCTGCAAATATTGGAAACTCACATTAAAACCAGACAAGCGGTGTTTAATAACTTTTTCATATTGAGGTAAGTATTCTCTGTCCCACTGTTTCTTAGCAGAAGCATTTGGATGATACATTACAACCACTGCTCTTGTTTTTGTCAAGTGATAAGTGGATTCTTTTAACAAAGTATCCAAACGAAAACCAGCAGAAGATGCTGAGATCGCCATCGTTTTCTTATCTCTATTTTGCTCAACTCTACTCTTTAATTCTTTATTTCGAGTTACTGGCCAATTAATCCACACCGCACCATTAGGAATTGAAGTAAAATTATCGATCTGCTTCTGAGCAATCTTCATATACGCATTGATTTGTTTTTTAGTAAAACCCCATTTTAACAATTCTTCTGCATTCTGGTCAGACTTTACATTTACGCCTTCACCATCTTCATATCTCTCAATCAAAAATTTTACTGCATCATCTTTATTCGCCGAAAGCGCAGGTTTATCTGGTAAAGGATTAAGCCGATTAGCAAGAGTTTTTAATTCAAGCTTGCTAAATGGTGACCAAGCACTCTTAGGTATATATTGAACAGGAATAAACTGAGCGCGCTTAGAATTCATTGTCGCGATTACTCTGTGGTTACCATCTAGAAGAAGATGTTCACTCTTACCAAAATAATCTAGAAGAACATGCACTGGTTCAAAATCGCTAGTATCTCCATTTAAATCATCAATCTTATCTCTCAACGTTTTTACATGTTGAGAATCAATTTCATTAAAACGAACCTGAAACTTCTTATAAGCTGCTACTACTTCTTTCTGTACCATCTCAACAGGATATTGCTTATACATGATATTTTCTTGAAGTGTATCAAGAGAAGGTTTAATAAAGTTTTTTAATTCTGATCCACCGCCATTTGACTTATTATAATATTCATCGTTATTTCGTGCATCTGCATCTAATAGCATTTTTCTCTCCAACGCAATCATATCTTTAACAGAACCAGTAGCAATAATTTCACGTACTAGTTCACCTCGAGCAAAGGCAT